GGAAACACAAAAAATGAGACAAGATAAATGAATATTTTAAACTTATAGTAATTTTGTAACAAGTTATGGATGGAGCTCTTTTCAATTAGAATACAGCGCACTTTTCAATTAGTATCTACAATAGAATACACTTCATGAAGAAGATTAGATTTAGTTTCTTCTAGTATTTCAAAACCTTTTCTTAGTTCTTCTGATTCGATATGGCGTTTAGTGATTTTTCTTTTTTTCATAATTCGTTCTTTGAAATGTTTACAATCGGTTACAAGGCTACGTTAAGCAGCCTTGTGTTCACGAATGAGGTTTGAAATAATGATGTATATTTTATCAAGAAAATGGTTACGTTCAGCGATTTCAAGTTTGGACTCATCACGCCTTATTTTCTTGTAGCTGTGTATTGATATCTGGTATAGATAATAAAGCTGTTCATACACCTTGTGCCATACGTCTTGCTGTTTGGTATTTGTGGCGGATGCGTATTTGTTTACCAACTGACGAACTTTGTTGCGTAGCGAGATTTCGGGTAACATTTCTGATGACATTGATACCGATAACAGAAGTTTGCCATTCTCTTCCCTTTCTTGCTCTATCGCATTAAGACGCTTTTCAACATTTTCAAGTCGTTGTTCGTGTTCAAGATTTATATTTGCTTGCATCGCAAACATCTGTGCAGAGGTGAGCGGTTTTTGTTGCTCTTTTAGAGCTTTTTCCATTGCGTTGAAGGCTGCGATATAGTCCAGCTTGAATTTAAGGGCTTTCTTTCCGGTAAAACCCATCGCCAAAAGAGTAAATCCATCACGGTTCATTACGAACATTGGGTATTCTTGCCTATTTTGTTCATTAACATAAATAGTTTCAACAAACATAGGGTCAGCCGAAGTTTCGGCACACCCCTGTATAAGCTCTCTAATAGCATCTAAGACATGCTTATGTTCTTTTCCAAACTTTTCAGCCACCAATAGGCTGTTAGTTAAAACTTGGTCATTCTGACCTTTGAATACAAGTTCTGTCATATTGGTTAATTTTATACCTCACCCTTTCTCCCAAGATAATTATTAGGAGGCGGATGAACATTGTTAAACTTCAATTATTCATTTTGTTGCTTTAATACTGGATGCTTCTCCAACATCTTTGCTTCATCTCTTATTGGTTATCGTAATACAACGCTTGGGCGCCTGTTGTTAGGTGATGGGAACAGAGCAGGTCTTGCCAATAAAAGACATACAGTATAAAACAGAAGAGCCTTTTTATCTCACGGCTGTCATTGGTTTAATCCAAAGTTCCGCACGGTGGGCACTGATAGAACCGATTGTATGGATTTTATCTAACTAATAGGAAAGAAAAAATCCGTTGCTAAAGTAGAGCGGCAACGGATTTCCAAATATAAAGAAGGCTCACGTTTGAGCGATTGTTTAATCATGTGTCTGTTGCCGCTCTACTTGCAACGGGTACAAAGGAATATGATTAACAAGAGATATCCAAAAGTGTTAACAATAGTGCGATATTCCGTTTAAGGCGGTTATAATCCGTTTTGGGTTGTTATGGTTGGTTATTGGGATTATTGCATTTGCATTATTTAATACCATTAAACATAAATAAGCAAAGGCACTCTACTTATCGCAAGCAAAGTGCCTTTTCATTTGAACGTTGGTCGTAACCTCAACGTGCTCTTATGCTAATTGTGGCAATATATTCACTTTAATCAACGCATCACGAAGAACAGATATAGTTGATAAATCATTCTTGAATACTTCGATGTTGTCCTCGGTAACAAGAGATGCGTAGTTGAGTATCAGTTGAGCAAGATCATCAGCAAGTTGCCTAGGTGATTCCATCTCATTGAAAAGTTCTTGAATGCTGGACAAATCGTATTCTTTCTTGTTGCTTTTATTTAATTCCATATTTTTTGTGTATTTTAAAAGTTTACAATCTATTAATTAACAACATTGCAAAATTGAACATGAAATATGCACCCACCTCATAAGAAAAGTGGGTAAATGAATTTATGTGGCAAAAAACAAGGTTACGCGGCTGGATTCAGCTCACCTTTTATCTGCTTGATGGCTTTCTTCACGTTCCAATCATTTTCATATAGAGCAATAATGAAACGCACACCTTTGGTAGTCCATACTGTATATACACTTGTTCCTGTCGAACCGTCTGAACGTGTGTACGTCTGTGTACGGGTTGAGTGCATCCCCCATGTCGAATAAGGCGCATGTAATATCCACTGCCCGCTTTGTCGGTAAATGATTCCGATTTCTTTCAGCTTCTTGTGCAGCTTTTCAGCATCCATTCCTATCTGCTTGGCGGCTTGTGTACTCGTCTGTGTGTTCACACTCTGCAAGTGGTTGTCGTAGTAGCTGACTTTGGGAGCGGTTTTTTTGATTTCCTCTGTCTGAATCTCAATGGTGACTTGCTGTTGTTCAGCTTGGGCTTCAAGTTGCTTTAACCGTTCCTCTCTCTTGGCAAGGGTGGTTTGGGCGATGGTTAGAGCACGTGCCATGATTTCTTCGGGAGTGTCGTCCTGCTTGGTGGCGAGGTAGCCGCCTGTCTTGCGGATGGTCTTTAAAATCTCCTTTACGCCTTTCTTAAATTCTTTGGCAATTGGCTTACGGCTTTGCATGAGGACTTCGTATAAGCCATCTTCGGTTAAGAACCACATTTCGTAATTTCTACCATCTACGAAGATTGTTCGTAGATCCTTTTCTTCCTCATCTACAGTGCCTACCATTCTTGATACATCATAATAGCCTTGTGATGTTTTCGCATAATCAATGCACTCTGCCACTTCTTTGGCAAGAAACAACGGATTTTCGGCAGTTCCGTAAACCGTGAATTTGTGTCCCAGCAACTCTGTTTCGCTTAGGACTTGAATAGGTTCTGTTCGCATAACAAAAAAAATGCACCTACTACGAGCTGCGAACAAAACCATAGGATTTTATTTGTGGACGTTTCCATTACCACACTCGGTAGGTGCAATATCTTAATATAAATAAAGATAATACTCGATATGTACTGGCAAAAAATAAACTCCAATGATGAAGTCATAGGAGTTTGCCGCCCCTATAATTTTGTTCGCACTGCAAAGTAAAGCATAATTTTTGATATGGCAAAACTTTGCAGTGTGTTTTTCAAAAAAGCCACGATAGTGTTTACCATAAATATCATTTCTAGTTATATGCCTAGCTATTCCAATTGTATCTTATTTTTTTTACAATATTTCTCAAAAGCACGCTTCCCCTTCTTTATGCAACTAATGTCACACCTCCTATTTTTGCCACCAAAAGAAACTACAAGAAACTTTATTGCCGTAATTCCTACAGCTCCTTTCCCGGATTTTACTATCATTAAGTTATATCCATTTATATCTTCAGTATATCCATCTGTGTCTTCGTGCTCTTCTACAAATTTTGAAAAAAACTTCATCATGTCATACACTTCTTGGGCTGTTCCAGATATAACATTAAATCCGTCAAGGTAAATTGTTTCGGAAAACATTAGCGAAAAAACCTTTCTCCCATCATTATATGTTGATACTCCAGACGTATATCCACATCCATCATATATTACTTTAACAACCCTCCCGTTCCCTTGCGAATAAGAAGAGCAGATTGAAATAAACGAAATAAACATCAGTAATAAAATCTTCTTCATACCATATAGCTTTAATTGTTATTCAATGAATCAACGCAAACGCAATCCTCCCAGTATTTAGGAATATAAAGATTTTCAAGCCATACCATAGCCCTACCATCATCCGAAATATCATAAAACGACTGATATAGACGGGAAAGGACTTCTTCATAAAACTCATTGGAAAGTTCATCGCTTATACCGATACCAATAAGATAGTCATAGGTGTTGGCAATCACATAATCAAAACAGGTATTTGCATCATCTTCCATGGATACTTTATCAACCTTATCACCTAAATCTACAAGAAACGTATATATGGCATTCCGTATTTTCGGATTTATCTCACGCATATTGTCGTCTGACAAATACTTCCAATGAAAATTCTCTATGCCATTCCTCACGTGAACCGCAATAGCTTTTGCCAAACGATTCTTGTCGCATAATATTTCGCTTGCCATTTGTTTCAATAACGCTTTGTCCTCTTCGGATATTTTTATTTCCATGATTTTAATCGCCTTTCTTGTTCAACAGCCTTTCTTCCGTCTGCTTTAATGTATTTTTCTTGATATTTAACTGGTGCTCCACTATAAGGTCGTAGTCACAATTACCATCACCACCTTTGCTTGTCACCACCAAAAGCTCCAATAGCATCAAGAACAGAAAAAGAAATGCGTAAAATCCTAATGCTATTTTGCTTTCTTCAAGAATACTGAACAACGCCTGCAATTCTTCCAAAAAACCTGTGTCTGCTTCTTCATAGTCTTTACGAACTACATCGGCTACCTGCATTTTTGCTTGCTGGTACGAATTTAGCTGTTTGTTGTAATCTTTTAAAGCATTCTCGTTGGCTTTAGCTTGACCACTTAGCGGATTTTCTACATTTCTCTTGTTTACGCTCGTCACTTTTTCTTCTATTGGATTCCCATCCTTATCAACCCCAGTCTGCTTTGTTGTTGTACTTACATCCGTAGCCACAATAACAGGATTCTTTGATAATAATTCATAAATCCTAATATTCTCTCTTCCTATGGAATCTATCTGCTCAGTAACCCTCTTTATGTCAGCATCTAAATATGCCATACGCTCAGGAATCGCTTCATTAATCTGTTTTGCTCTTATTTCCTTCATCTTAACGTCAATATCATTCTTGAAAATGATTTGGTCAAAGATTGTAGAGCCTAAAACTGCCATTAAAAAAGCTAATAACCCTCTAATAAATCCCATCCATCCGAGCTTCCCAACGGTTAATATAATAAAACGCTCTATGCAAATTATGATAGTCGTAAACACAAGCGATATGAGTATCTTACCATGTAGGCTTTCGATACCAACATATCTGTCCGCAAAGCAAAAACCAATAGTACCCCAAATGATAGAAAGTATAATGATTGCAGATATGTATCTTTTAAAAGTCCTATGACTTGCTTCTCCACATTCCTTCAGTATATCGGATTTCCATCCGATAATAAAGCATCCTATTTTAGTAAGTATTCCCATAACCGCACACTATCGTATAAATGATTCAGATTTGGCAGCAACACCTTTAAGGAATCCTCTCTCGTATGAATCAATCATGCTCATCATCTTGCTTTCTCCTACGTCAAGGGCATCCTCCATCTCTTTTATCTTTTTAAGGTGTTCGTTGTACGTTTCTTTTCGTGCCTTCAATGACATGGAAGAGGAAGTTAGCCCCTGCGTTTCCACAATATCAATCTGCACGTTTATATCACGTATATCGCTTTCGTATCTCAGTCTTACTTGTTCAAAAAGCATTTTAAGACCGTTGTTTATAATCTTCTTCTTTGATTCCTTATACTGTATGTCAGAGTTACACATTGCATCATTGTAACCATCTTGCTCATAGTCAGTCTGTATGTAGGAGTATATGACATCAATAGGCATACCGGTACCATATTTAATTGTTATAGTATTGCTTTCTAGATTTGGCTCTGAATCATCAACAAAATCCTCTCTTCTAATCTCAGGCAGAATTTCCTTACTATTATCCTCCACATTTGGCAATCCAACAACTTCTGTGTTATTAACTTGGTTGCCCTTCTTGAAAAAATTAAAAAGTCCCATATTTATTTATTGTTTTAGTTGGAATATCAAATTTTGCATGTCCTCTTTGGTGGCAAGAACTACATAGTGTAATAAGATACTTATCATTATATTCCCACGGCCGAAGTTTCCTCCCATTTTTATCAATATGATATTGCTTATGATGTACAACCAAATTTTTTTCACTTCCACATATTGTACATTTATATCCATCTCTTTCTAATATATGCATTCTCTTTTCACGCCACCTTTCATCAAACAGAAGTTCTCTATATGAACCGTGATTAGAATAATATTGTTTCATTTTCTCAACCCCTTTCTAAAACTACTGTTTGCACTCCTTGAACTCTTCATAAGTCCACCTCCGAACACCCAAATGATAACGGCGATAAAAAATAGTATATCCATAATTATTTTGTTTTAAGTTAGCAATATTCAAATATCTATTCCTTTATCCTTCCATTTTCGTCAAATTCAAAAGGAAGCTCCATCTGACCAATTTGGCGCATCTTCATTTTCTTAAAATTATCACAAAACTGCTTCATGTTGTCGGAAACTTGAAACAACGTAATAACCTTGTTTATCTGTTTCTCCAAATTAGGCTCTCCTATATCAGTAGTCAAAAGCTGGTGATACCTGTTTGTTCTGTTCCCTGATTCACTTTTAGGAGTTTTCTTTTTAAGTTCCTCTAATACACCGTTAGGAAGTTCCTCGTATATAAATGTGTTCGTCCATTTTCCTATGATTCCCGGTCTTTTCTTTATCCCGTTAACAGTATAATCCCATCCATTAAGCCTGAATAATTCTTTATAGAATATATCGGGGAAACGTTTCTGCCACGGAAGGAGTTCCTCTGAAATATACGCTTTAAGTATTTTTTGAAGTTCGTCATTCTCCCTTTCGTATTGATAGCCTGTAGCTTCGTCAACAAGTGCTATGATACCTACCTTCGCAACTGAACGAATTATTATATCTGCATTACGAACAATAACATTATTATCAAAAACACCGGCACGATTTGCGTCTATTATAGCTGAACAAATATCGACCAAAAGAGTAACTTCATATCCGTTAGCCGTTGATTGTGAGCCACCTGCATTATTCCTTTTGAATTTTATAGGTTTAGAAAGCCGCTCTGATATGCTGTTATCACCGGCACAAAGATAGCTTGAAACACCATCCATTTTACAGAAACTATTCATCCACTGACCGCTCTTGCTATCGTAACCTATTGCCTTTTGTATTCCTCTACCGGAAAAGACTCTCATTCCATTGTCAAGCACATAACAAGGTATTTCCAAGTTTCCTAAACACAATGGGGTTTTGTCAGAACCGTATTTTGCAACTAATATCTTCTTTTCTTCCATACTTATATTTTAAGTTGATATATAAATTTTCTTCGAATATAGCTATCTGTTTTAATTTGTTATTTCATTGAATAATTGTATCTTTGCATATAAACCAGTTTGATATGAATGAATATGACAAAGAATTAGTCAGGTTGATTGCGCAGCAAGAAATCATAAAGCGTGAAATCTCACAAATGAAAAAAATATCATTTTGGAACTTCATACCAGCGATATGGGGTGGCATAATCACAGGGATAATCATATTCATACTAATAAAGCTAAAATAGAAGAAAGTATCGTTGAAGCTAACGCAAGTATCGCACTGATAGTTTGCCATATCCTCATCTTCTTTTTGTATCCCTCCGATTCCTTTTGCAGTCTTGAAATGTCCAATGTCAGTCTTTCAAGCTCATCCTTGCGCTGCTCACGTTCTCTCTCCCCCTTGAATCCTCCCTGCCTTATAAAGCGTATTCCTTTCTCGTTTATCTTGAATATACTCCATCTGCCCAATATAGTTATATCGTTTATTGCTCCATATAAGGACAACTGTAAATTCACTTTTTGAAGCAACTTCCTGTCAGTACATTCTTTCAGCTCGGTATCTGTAAAGATTACTTCCCCTCCTCCCTCAAAGGCTTGTCTTATTATCCTTTCAGATATTTCCTCTTCTATATCCATATTCTTTTTAACGACGTTACATTTTAGTTAAACGTTGCAAAATTACAACATAATTCCAAACTGTCCAAAAATAAGAGGTATGTTAGATCGCATGAAAAAAAACAAATAAAAATTTGTCTTTGCAATATAATGTATTACTTTTGCATTATAATATAATACAATAATAGGATGGAAACAGTAATAAGAAAACAAACATCGTTCCGACTACGTGAAGATTTGCTTCAAGTATTGCAGGAACACGCAAAGAAAGCAAACAGAAGCCTAAACAATTTTGTAGAGAGCACTTTGATGGATGCGATGTATTCAGAACCAAATGAAGAAACTGTCGCAGCCATAAACGAAGCGCGTTCCGGCAAGTATTCGGGAACGATAGATACTACAGATTTTGATTCATTCATGAAATCTATCAACGAAATAGAATGAAGACGATCCGTTATAGCACAAAAGCAAAGAAAGATTTGAAGAAGTATAGGAATGACATCCTGCTAATGAAAGCCTTATATGATGTATTGGAAAAGTTAGCAAACGGTGACATCCTTCCCAAAGAATATAAAGCACATGCTCTAATAGGGAACTACAAGGACTGCATGGAATGCCATATCAAAAATGATTTTCTCCTGATATGGATAGACACAGAACACGATGTGATAGAAGTTATCAGAATCGGAAGTCATTCCGAATTATTCTAAACATGATATTTACTCAATTTCGCCTTCAATACATATAAGCATATTAGATTTTCTTTTGTTGATCCTACACCTTTAATGTGAACCAACCTCAAACAGCCCCCACAATCGGAAATCAATATACCGAGTGGGGACCAATATTAATTATTATTTCTCTATATTAGCTCTGATCTGTTTAAGTAACAAAAATGCCCCTTCCATCTTATAGTTACCCAAACATTGTTGGGCTTGCATAATACAGCTTTCAACAGTGAGGGCTAAATCGGGAGTAAACGCAGATTTATTTATTTGCATTGTTTTGGGAAGTTGGCTAGCATGATCATTGAACCATGCAATCATTTCATTCAATTCTTCCTCTGTGTAACTTTGTCTTTTCTCAGCCATACTACAAAAATTTAAGCCATTATTACAGGAACAGCAAAATTAAAAATCTTGTTTAAAATATACATATTATGAGATTAATTTATTCATGGTTTAGACTTTTTTAAGCTACCCGATATGTAATCTATCACTTTCCTGTTAGCCTCATCAATCTTATCCCTGTCGAAATCAATGTATATATCTGTAACATCACAACCAAAGGAGTGCCCCAAAGCTAAAGATATTACATCTTTCGGAATATCCACCTTATGTGCTAGCGTAGCCCATGTATGACGCGCCCAATATGTTGAAAGTTCGGGAAACAATGGTTGCTTACTTTTTTTCCCACCAAGCCCTTTTCGTTCAAACGGACCTATTCCTTTAAGATTCTTATTCATCCTATGGCTAAAATCATGATAGTCTCCATAGTAATCTAATATATCTAGTAAATGAGTTTTACCTTGATACCTGTCCAATATAGCTTGTGCTTCCGGCTCTATTTTAATAGAGTAAAATTTCTTTGTTTTCTGGCGATAATATTCTATACGCCCATCTATTATATCCTTGTGTTCAAGTAAAAGCAAATCACCTATATTTATTCCAACAAGATATACAATCAGCATAAATATATCCCTATATTTCTTTTCAAACTCCTCACAAGGATAATCACGCAATAATCTCAATTGTTCAACAGATAAAGCACGTTTTCTAGTTTCTTCTTTTTTTATCTTATACTTTCGAAAAGGATATAAGGTAGTAATTTCTTCATCAATAGCATAATTGAATACTGCACGAATGTTACGCAGGTGAATAGAATAAGCGTTTACTTTCATCCCTGATTCAGCCATCCAACTTTCAAAATTAGACAGCCATTTCCTATCCATTGTGTCAAAGGTGCAATCCGGATCATATTCAAGCAGTTTATTTCTAGTTGTATTATAAACCGTTTTTGTTCCTGTATTACTCTTTATGGAAACAAACTCATCAAGATAATCTATAAAACATCTTGTTTTTTTTACAACCTTTTCATCAAATACATATTCGCTGATTATCTCCTTGGCTTTAGCGGAAGGCAAAGAAGATAATCTAGCTTCATCGTCAATAATCAATTTTTCAGCCTTATTCTTCAAACTGACAAGCCTTACATTTTTTACTTTAGACTGTGGTACCGATTTGTCCAAATAAGACACTTCATTAAACTTTTCAGAAGACGGTGTAGATATTCCAGTGGAGAAAACAAACCTCGTTTTCCCTATCCGTATCACAAGAAGAATCATCTGAGATCCATCCTTCTTTGCTCTTGTATCAGGTATCAATCTTACTGTTGCCATTGTTTTGTGACGTTTTTGTGACGATAAAGATACATAATAACCCCCAAATAACCACCTTAAACGGAATGTTTTCTTTGATAATAATATAAAAAAAAGCACTTACTATTAGATAAGTGCTTGATATTCAGCAGAGCGGCAAACGGGACTCGAACCCGCGACCCTCAGCTTGGGAAGCTGATGCTCTACCAACTGAGCTACTGCCGCATCTCTAAAACGGAAACAAAAGTAATATATATTTTTCAACCGAC